AGCCTTTTCATCATCTCTTGAAGATTTACTCACTATTGATAGTTTAAGTTTCGATAGAATATTTCTCCAGTTTGATAATATTCCACTTTCTTCGTCAGTTATAATCCCCTCATTAACCAAATCATCCAGAAGACCATCATCCAAAGTATCATATACAGATTGATATCTGTCTTTCTTGAGTAGCATTTCCGCTTCGTTTTGGTATGAAGAAGTCTTTAAATTTCTTTTATAATATTTTAAAACCACTCCACCCGCATTACCCATAACATTAATTATAAATTTTTGAATTTTTTCATCGGTGATGTCTTGATTAGATTCAATACGAGCCTCAATATTTCTCAGTACTTCATTAAATGTTGCTTGGGGGGTATTCTTCAACAAGTCTCTTTCATATTTGATGTTTTCTTGAGTGTCTAAACCCACACCTCTCATCTCTTCATCATTATCTTTATTCAAATTTGCAATTTGTTGTTTATATGAAATCAACTGTTTTAGAGTATCCCTAAATATAGTAAGGGGAGTGTTGTTATCAACATCGAGTTCTGGTTGAACGAAATTTGTATCGGCATGATAGATAGACGAAGTTATACCTTTTGGTAATTTTTTAGATTTTTTAAGTTTTTGAATTATTGAACGGGCTTTATTTTGAATAATATAAGCCTCTTCCATACTCATACCAAACATTTCTTCTTTTTTTGCTGTTGTTCCATATGCGAAATTGGAGCTTCCTCTTTTTTGGAAGTGCTTATCAGCATAATCATAAATATTTTTTTGATTTAATAATTTTTTTGCAAATTGCTGGGACAACGCAATTTCTGGATACGCTTTCACTATCAATCTCAACATAAATTCTTGTTGTAATTGTGTATTATCTGCATTTTTTGGAGCAAATTTAGCATATTCGGGTGTATATGCTCTTGTTTTTCTACTTCCTATTCTTTCTTCCGGCGTGAGTGGTCTGATTGCTAAATCTTGAACACTTTGGTCAAACCCAACACTTTTATTAATTCCAATCTTTGCAAGATTCTCCGCAGATAAAAAATTGAATAAAGATTTGGTCACGTATTCCAACCTTCTATGTCCGAGAGTTGGGCTAGGTGGTGCTTTTGGGTGTCCTTTCATTATTCCCTGCACCTGTAAATATAAATTTTCAAAGTCTGGAAATTCATTTCTCCAAAAGGGACTAAATCGAGCCATTTCGTTCAATACCTGCACTTTTTCCACTAGATAATCAAAGCCGTAATTTCTCATACTGTTATTTAGTCATAATAATTAAATAATGTTATGATTTCATTCTCACAATACTTTCTAATCAAAGAAGCGTTTGATACTGTCACCGAATTCATGTTAAATCCTGAAAATTCAGATAAGGATTATGATGAACTTATTGCAGAATTCGAGGCATCAGGTGGGGAGGTCATCGGTTCCGGTTCGTTTGGTATCGTGTATTCCCATCCTAAGTGGCCGTATGTTCTAAAGGTTTTCTCTTGGGATGATCCTTACTTAAAATTCGCTAGATATGCTCACGATAATCCTCATCCATCTTTTCCCAAATTCTTCGGCAAACCACAAAGAGTAGTCCCCCAATTCACACGATACAAGGACGAAGCAAAACAATATTTGGCTAGAATTGAAAGGCTTAATCCGACTCCTGTTAATGTTTTGGGACTAATAGATAATAATCTGATGCTTTATTTTCATTTGAAAGAAAATCCTAAATTAATACAAGATAGGACACAATTCATGAAATTGTCTTCCAAAGTTAAATCTTTACCAAAAGCTGTTTATAATCTGTTGGAAGGATGGTATCTGCTCCGCAGAGATTTACCTGATCTGAATCCCGATTTACACGGAGATAATGTGATGATGCGAGATGATGGTCAATATGTTTGGGTTGATCCGGTCTGGACAGGAGATGAGAATATTGATAATCCTCTGACTGCCGCTATGACATCCAAGGATTACGAACCTAGTAACATGCTTAAAGGAGGGAGAACAAAGTTGACTTCCCGATAAGACATGGTAAGGTAATTCCATGGAAAATACTAACGTCTCGTCCAACATCGCCATTTTTACGGCAACAAAAGGTAATAACGGACAATTCCCATTAGCCCAAACAGCGTTGAAATTGAATCTGGATGAATTTATTCACCCAAAATTCAACAATCGCCAAGGATTACCCAAGGTTTACAACGAATTCCTAGACTTGGCTATTAGGGAGAAATTTGAATACGTCATGTTCATCCACGATGATGTCCATCTGGAACACGATCCCCGCCCAAAGCTGGAGAAGCTGTTTCAGGAATACGATATCGTAGGTGTGGCAGGATGTTCCAAAGCAGAAATAGAGTCCCCCGCACTTTGGCACATCATGGGTGGGGGGTTTGGAGGTGGCTTTCTACATGGTGCGGTAGCTCACGGCAACGCTGATAGGAAGCACATGACGAGCTTTGGTGTATATCCCCATCGCGTGGTGATGATTGATGGTGTTTTCATGGCATTTAATCGGAAAGCGATTGAAACGGTGAGATTTGACGAGGCTTGCCCATCAAGCTTTCATTTTTACGATCTTTGCATGTGTGCTTCAGCTTTAGAAAGAGGCTTGAAAATTGGGGTGGGGGATGTTATGATAACTCACGAGTCACCGGGATTGCGAGAATTTACAGAGGATTGGAAAGCTGGGGAGTCTTACTACCTAAACAAATATGGAAAATAAAGAAGAAATAGTCCTCATTAAAGGAGAAGAGTGGAAGATGACGATGATTGATGCTCCTGATTATACCGGAAAGTCTGATAGACTCAACCCCAAGTATAATTTTGAATACAAATCGGATTTTTCGTGGGGGGATTACACGAAAGTTATTTACGATTTTATTAATGATAATTTGAAATCCGCACTGAAGAAGGATAATGTTGAAGACCTGACAGATGATGAGAAATTTGCCATTGCCCAATCAGCGGGAGTTCGTATGAATAATTTGATGGTTGATGATAAATTCAAATTGCAAACAGAAAAATGTGGCATCATTAAGGATGGTGATAAGTGGGTGGTATTAACTGAAAATGAAGGATGGATAATGAGATGAGTGAAAAATTTGAAGAACCGGAATGGTCGAAGGAAGCATCGAAAGAATTTTCTAAAGAATATTGTGAAAAAGTTGACAAGTCATTTGTAGAAGCCATTAATCATTATTACAATATTCTCGGAGAAACTGATAAAATTGACATCAAAAGGTGTTTACAACAGTGTATAGATAATACCACCAAGAGTTACGGATTTAAAGTGAATGAGTGAAATTGATTTTGATTATTTTGAGAAAGTTCTGGTGAAGAACGCGATCACAAATGGGTCTTATCTCGCTTCCATCGCTGATTACGTCCAACCAAAATATTTTACTGATAAAAATATCGCAAAATATTTTGAGATTGTCGCGGATTTCTATGAGAAACGGCAAGCTCTTCCCACATTTTCAGAGGTTAAAACGTATCTCACCACTGATGAACTCAAGACCAACTTCAAAAAGCTGATTGAGTCTTTCAAGGAGATTGATTCCAACCACAATGAGGATGAATTATACGAGAATACGGAAAGATTTCTCAAGGAACGGGGGATGTATCACTCCATTTTGGAGTCAGCGGAAGAAATATCGGAAGGAGAAGCTGATACTGCCAAGATCGTGGAGAAATTTGAGAAGATTGCGGGTATTAATCTCAATGTTGACAAGGGAATTGAGCTTTATGGTGATGTTGAGAAGGTTATTGATGACATTCTGAGTGATGAAGCTACCATTTCTTCCAAATGGCCATGGTTGGATGAGGCTCTTGGTGGAGGATTTCAAGAAGCTGGTAAGGCTCTGTATGTGTTTGCTGGACAATCCAACATTGGTAAGAGTATCTTCCTTGGTAACGTTGCTGCAAACATGGCATCCCAAGGTAAGCATGTGCTTGTGGTGACTTTGGAGATGAGTGAAACGCTCTATGCCAAGAGAATTGCGTCCAATGTGACGAAGATTCCCATGAAGGAGTTCCGAAATTGTGTTCCCACGCTTAGACATGCTCTGGAAGAGGAACATAAGAACACTGATGGTAGAATTTACATCAAGGAATTTCCCCCATCAACGATTACTCCCAAGCAATTGGGAGCGTTCATCAAGAAGATGAAGGATTCTGGTATTAGGATTGATGCTATTGTTCTTGACTACATCACCTTGATGACTGCTGCTGGTGTAAATTCCTATGAGAAAGGCAAGAACATCTGTGAACAGATCAGAGCGTTGACGTATGTATTTAAATGCCCTATAATTAGCGCATGTCAGCTAAATCGATCTGCTGTGGGGCAAAATAACCCTGATATGTCGGGTGTTGCAGAGAGTTTGGCAATTGTCATGACTGCTGACGTTATCACATCCATCTTCCAGAACGAGGAAGATCAGGA